TTGTAGATACGCCATCTTTAATAAAGGTCAGATCTCCCATGGCTATACCTGAGGTTTCCATTTGCCATCGGATCCGAGCACGTGCCAGTACGGCTGACATTGATTAGCTCGTATCTTTTCGGTGCACTTATAAGCCCCCCACGGCTTACCGGTAGTTTTGGCCGTACCCTCAGCCCAAACCATTGTCCCATGCGGACAACGTGGAGGCTCAGCTACTAACTCGCCTCCCAGTTGCGTACCAATCTCAAGGATAGCCGTAGCCATTGTGGACATATCCTCTATTGATGCTTTCTTACTCCATGGATCAGAGTCGGCCGGTAAAGTCTCTACCTTTTGCATATCCTGCACCGTAGGCCTCGAGTTATGCTCAAGGCTTGGAGTTAATAGACCAATCACGCGACCGTAAGCGCTTGTAATCGTGTCCTCGATAAACCATTTTTTCATATTGTTTGGATAAGTGGAAACGTTACCAAATGCGTAATCTACGGCGCTTGGCACATTGTCCTCATACTCACGATAGGCCTCAGCCTTTACTAAAATCGTGCCTTTGATGATATCAATATCCTCGATATAAGCGACTAATCTACCTGAGGGAAATTCTGATCTAAAGCGCTTAATGCGAGCGTTTACGTCCTCATAATTATCTAAAAACCCCATTAGATTAGCTCGCTATCTTTAAGAGCCTTAGCGATAGCGCGGCCTCTAATAAAGCCCTCGCCGTGGCCGTGCCTAAAACCTATGGAGTAACCGACTGTCATAAACAAAAACCCTAGAGCACAAGCTCCAAGGCTTACTAATATATCTGCACTATTCATCTTTCGCCCTTTGTTAAGGCCGATCAAGCTACTAACCGAGTAGCCCTCTCAGCGTTTGTAGTACCAGTATGAGGGCTTTTTGTCAGAAAGCAAAGCCTATAGCCTCTTGGCGTGTCGCTACTTGGCTAGCCTGTCCTCGAGCAAAATCTCATAGATACGATCTACTCGCTGCTCAATACGCTCAACACGCCCGGCAAGGTTATGGCCGCCGTTACCGTCCGGCTTTAGCTCGGATAAATAATAAATAACCAATTTACGGATGAGCCCAGCCCATAACCCCAAAATAGTAAATACCCCCAAGGTAATACCAATTACAAGCTGGGCTCTTTCCATTACTTAGTTACGCCAAACTGTCCCTCGGACGGTTGGACGGCCTTAAGTAGTGGCCCGATTAGCCCAGCGATAAACGCATTAGCTAATACTTTTGGATCGGTAATACCGCTCATATAGAGAGCTGCCGCACACGCTACAGCTGATCTAAGATAGGACTTACCTACCGCGATTGCTTGCTCTTTCATTGTCTTGCTCCTAAATGCCCTTTAGGATTTGTATTACTATAAACCTAAACTAGAGATTAAAGCCTTAGCCTTTACCGCTGATACCTCTACCTCAAAGTGCATATCGTCCGGCCGTGTCTTAAAATCGCCGCCCCATTTGAGGCCGTATTTTTTAGCGAGCGCCCGGATCATAGGCACCTTTTCAGCTGGGAAAGTGCCAGCCTTGCCGAGAGGATGCTTTGTAGCATTGAGATCGATAGCCGTGCCGGATGAGTGACAAGAGAGCTTAGTCGGGTTGCCTCTAACCATCCTGTAGGCATAGCCCCAATCGTCAAAAGTGCCCTCGTCTATTGGCTCGATCAGCTCGTGAAACTCAGCGGCAAAAGCGGCCAAGAGTGGACCCACACTCTCGGCACACCTTATTTTACGATCCGTACCCTTTACAGGGTAGGACTTTATTTTTATTTCTGCCGCATCTTTAGAGGCCGGATAGCCGTTGTAGCTAGTCTCCATATTTAGCAGCCTTACTTAGCTGTGGCTTTATCTGCTAAATATGCTGCATAATCAGAATTAGCAAGGTCTTTAGGGATCCAAGACTCAGAGCCATTTTCATTTGTGCGGACAATAAAGTTTTCTTCTTCTCTGTATTTAATCATCTTATAGCTCCGAGCTTGCGATAAAGGTTGTGCCATTGTATCGAATGGGATTAAATGTTGTGCCTGCCGTCATTCCTGTTGCATTAGTATAAATAAAATTGTTGTCTGTTGAAGTAGCAGAGAATGCTGTAGGAGTTAAATTACCAATACCTACTTGCTCAATAAAGTTTGTAAAAGTACCCGTTGGATATGTAACAGTTGGGGTGACTCGCATTTGCACTTGCACTGGCCAGATAATTCTTGCAGAAGTTGTTGAATACATCTGACCAAATTGGTTATTGGCTACCTGACAATACCTTTGGCAAGCGACTAATTCTCCTTGGATATTGCCACTATTGCGAGCGAAAGGTGTTGCAGTTGCACCTAGCTCGACCTGTAACCCTGTTATGTCAAAATTATCCGCTGCTCCCGCCGTGCCGGTGGGAGTACAAAATGCTAAAAATTGCATTTGTGTAGTTGTTGAGGAAAGCGTAGCCGTATATTGGAAACGTTGCCACGAAGTCGTAAGCGTTGCTGTTTGACTAATTGGTGTGGCGCTACCTGTAAAGGCAGATCCCAAACCTGATTGGTCTGTACCTGTACCCGTATAGAAACGTACATTTAACGCGCTAGATGTAGGCGAATAGTTAGCACCTGCTCGTGCATAAAATGAAACTACTACGGCTTTATTAGCTAAAGGTATTGAGTTAGCCGTCTCGAAAGATTGTCCGATATATAAATCGTTTGTAGCCGTATTAGCTGCCGTGCGTTGGACTCTTACGCCATACTGAAAACCGTCTAACGTAGTAGATGTAAATTGTTGAGCCGTTGCACCAGTTGTACCGGATGATCGTCCCACAAAAAATCGATCTACTGGATACAAAAACGAAGCGGCAGTCAATGTAACCGCAGCAGTTCCGCGTTGTGCTATTTCGCAAGCACCATTAATCGCTGCATTTTTTCCAATTGCTGAACCCTGCCAACGCAAGCCTGTTGAAGTGGAACTATCTGCTATTAGTGTTTCGCCGTTGTTGCCTACTGCTAAACGTGCCGGAGTGTCATTAGCCGTAGCTGCGATCAAATCACCTTTAGCATCAACGATTGAATTTTGTATGGCGTTAGCATCATCTGTTGTAACCCAAGTAAAATCCATATCTGTATTAGTATTTTTTGATAATACCTGCCCAGTAGTTCCACCTTTAAGATCGAGCAAAGAGGCATCGATCGAGTCACCAAGGGCTTCAATAGCCGTAGCTCCATCTTTAACTAGGTCGGTGCTTGTAGGCACCGGCCAACCAAAATTAGGGGTAGTAGTTGCCATTACGTTAGTCCTCCTATTGCATTTTCCCATTCAAGCGTAGCATTTACGCCGGTCCAAATCAGGTTAGACGGGCTTACTGTGTCCCATTGTGGCGCGACTAGAGAGAAATCTGTAGGGCTTAAGGTAAGAGTTAAATCAACATAAGCCGGCGTAGCTCTAATAGCAAAGCCCTCTACAAAGCCGTTAAAGGATCCGTTAAACATATTGATAGGTAAATCGTTAATAATCATAGGCTGCCCAAAAAATACGTCTATGAGCTTATTACGCTCGGCATCTGGCAAAGTAGTGTTATCTAGTCTAAAGGTGAGACTTTGTAGCTGCTCTCTAGGGATAGCGCGTAGGCCAAGCTCTCTAGTCATAACGGTATTAACATCGGCCAAATTGTGCAGGTTAGAGGTAACGTTACGCTGGTACCTGCCGTAATTGGCTACCGAGTCTGTATCTACAGCCGTAGCGCTATTGTTGTAATTATTACCGTAATTGAAAACTAGGGAGTTACGGATCTTGCCTATTTGTAAAATCGTTTTGATACTCGAGGGAGTAGCGTAATTGGCTGAGATAGTCGTATAGCCGTTAGTTGATAGATAAGTCGTACGGTGATCGGCATCGGCATAGCAGACTCGACCGGCCTTGTCCTCGTACATCTGGCCTAGAGCGCTTTGTGCAATTTGAGCGCATAGGTTGTAGCTACTAAAAGGCTCGGCAGCTCTTGAAATCATCTCGTATAGTCCAGGCTGATCTATCTCGCCCAGCCCTACGTTTTCAGCATCGGCCCACGTTGTCGTAGGGTTGTAGTTATACCATTGTAAAGCTGGGGCTACCTCAAACCAAGAATTAATAAGTAGCTCGTTAAGTATGTCGTATATCTGATTACCATCCTCATCCTTAGCCAAGGCATCGGGAAAGAGGGCTTTAGTCAATTTAGCCAAGGATCCTACGGCCAATATATTACCTATTGTTACAAAACCTATATCCTCGGGAGAGCGTACGGATATACCAAAATCTGACACCTCACCGCCAAATACAGGTATATAAGTGCCTGAGCTGTTTTTTAACTCGAGGGTTAAACTATCTGTAACGTCAATATCAAAAGGCAGGTTATCGGTATTAACGATCTCTAAACGCGCATATCCGGCGTTGCATTGTAAATCTATATCGTCTCGACCTGTTGCCATTGTCACGCTAAGTACGTTGTCGTAGACGGTCGTACCTACGATAATTTTCCACTCGGGTAGCCATGTCATGAGACATAAACCCCAGAGCTGCGATTAGTGGACGTGCCTCTATCTGTAGATTGATTAAATACATTTTCAACGACTCGGGCTAACTCCTCGGGATCTGTACCAAAACCTGCATTGATTGTTATATCAACGTAAGTAGATCCTCCACCGTAACCCATATCTGAGCCGGGATATCCGTAGGATGGGTAATTACCTGCACGACCAGATCCACCGTATACGCCGCCTGTACCGGGCACGATAGGCACAAAACTACCTTTAGCAAGAGCATCGTTTATAGCCGCACCTGTAGGGAAACCTTTAGGGCTAGCATTTGGATCACTCAAAATAGGGTTTCCATGAGAGGCCATACCGCCACCACCAAAACCGCTAATAGTATTTAGTAGAGCTAAAGCCTGATTAAGGTTAGAGATATTAATCAGATCCTTAGGCAGGATGCCTTTAAGAATTGTCTCTATTTCTGTAAGTTTAAGAGCCTGACCAGTTAAAGCACCCAATACACCTAAATCGGCATTTAGTTTATTAGTAGCACGGGTTATAGCTGCTACGTCTTGGCTAGCGATAGCTTTATCAAGATCCAAAATAGATTGTTTAACCTGCAAGCGAGCAAGGTCATTAGTGATTTGTAAGAGCTGGGCTTGGTCC